ATTGATCTATCTAAATTTTTTACAAGTTCAGTTGCTATATTTAAATCTGCAGATCTAAACCCTTCCATAACTTTTTGTGAACCAAATATAGACTTGGTTAATGGTCCCTCGGGCGTGAATGCTTCTGCAACTTTATTAAAAAATCTATCTAGTTTAGAATTACTATATGCAAGTTCTTTTCCTTTTGTTGCAATAGCTTTTGCTCCTTTACCAATACCAGCTGCAAAAGGTGTCAGTAATACTGCTTCACTACCAAACTTTAATCTGTTCATTAGTTTTCTAGTAGCATCTTGTCGACCACCATCTAATGCAAACACATCTAGTTGTGTTGGACCTCTATCAAATATATCTCCAAAACTTCCGATCTCTTCAACGTCAGCAACAAATGCTTCTCCGGCTGCACCACCTACAGCTCCCACTGCAAATCTTGGCACACCAGATTCTTTATTTAATTTATCTGCTATTTGTTTTTGTTTTGCTAAATTTTTAGAACCTGCGCTAACTAATTTACCAGCTTTTTTTGCTTCAAAATATCTGTTATATAATTTTGTACCTAATTTAAAACCAGCACCACCTGGTACACCAATTTGTACTAATGCTTGTGTTAATTTACCAACACCTGTTTGTTCTGCTATTTCTTCTAATGGATTTAATTTATCGAAAAATATTTCTACTTGTGCTGCTGTGTTTGTATCTAAACCTAAATCAACTAATTCTGCGCCTAATGAAAAAGCTCCTTCAACAACTTTAATACCACCAGATACTATACCTGCTAAACCAGAAGTATACCAAGATACTTCATTATTTTGCTCTGCTGGAATTAGTGGTTGTAGAGCCATTTATACTCCTACGCCCCACCAACATCTTCTATATTAGGTGAAAAAGGATCTATTACCTCTATTTTTTTCTGTTCTGTTGTGGCTGTTAAATCTGGAAATTTAATTTCTCCTATTGAATTAAACTCATCAAAATATACTTCACCATCTTTAACAACTATGTATTTATAGTTATCTTCATATGGGTCATAAACAACTTTACCATCTAAATTTTTACGAATTTGTTTTTGATTGTTAGGATCTCTAATATCAAACGTTAAAACACCACCATATCTAGTTCCAGTAACCGCACTTCTTAACGTGTCTGCATTTTGTGTAGAAAATAAAGCTGCTCTTTCAGCGACTTGTGGTGGTAAGTCGTCTTCAATGTATTGTTCTAGCATTACATTGTACAATGCATCATTTGTTTTATTTCCTGCTATTCTTTCATCAGAAGCTATTTTTGTTTTTAATCTGTCCATAGCAGATTCATCGCCAGCTATTCTTTCACCTCTTAAAAAATCTCTTTCACCTTGTTGTTCTCTAGCCCTTGCTTGACTTACTTGTAATTGATTAAATGGATCTCTTGCAGCTGTTGCAGCTGTTTGAAATATATTACCTTGTGGTGGCGTTGCTAAAAGATTTAAACCAAAGCTAGTTAAAAAACCTGGTAAACCTTCTGTTTGAAACGTTGGCATTGATCCTTGTTGATAACCTGTTCTACCACCATTAGCCATTTTTTGTGGTTGATCTAGTCCTGATGTAATACCAGTACCAGCTGATCCACCTATTCTAAACATTGGTCTTTTTAAAGTTCTATTCATTATTTTCTTGGCACCCCTAGTAAAGAAAAATCCCTAGCTCCTTGTCCTAAAGCTCCATATACACCAGCAAGTGTTGTACCAACACCTAATGCAGTTTGTAATGGTGTAGGGTTAGGTATGTTTGTTGTTTGTGTTTGACCAGGATATCCACCCATGATTCCTGTTACTTGACCAGCAAATCTATCTAACTGTTCTTGTGGTAAGAATGTTGCTTGTCTTGCTGCCTCTCTTGTTGCATCAAGTTGTGCTTGTTGTTGCGCCTGGTTCAGTGCGCCCAACTGACCTAAACGTGAAATATCTGTACCTGTTGCTTGTTGTTGTACTTGTCCAAGTTGTGCTTGTTGTCCAGCTAATCCAGATTGAAATGCACCTAAACCTTGTGTTGCTCCTGCAAACCCTGCTCTTTGTCCAGCAAGTCCTGATTGTGCTTGACTTATACCAAATCTATTTGCAATATCTTGTTGTCTAGCTTGTTGCGCTTGACCAAAACCTTGTTGCAAGAGACCGGCTTGTAATAACGCTCGTTCTCTCGCAGCCCCTGTGCCAAACTCTGCGAGTTGCACTCCCGCTCGACCACTGCCGAGCGCACCCAAAGCTGCCTGCTGATCTCTGATAGACTGTTCTTGTATAGCCTTGTTCCGATCAAATTCTGAAAGTGTTGCATCAATTACTTGTGATTGATAAGGGGACATAAAATCTTGTACACCTTGTTGAAAAGATGTTGCTCCAGTTCCAATTCCGCCTAATGTTGTTCCAGCACCAGTTAGTTCTGTTCCTGCAGTTCCTAATTGTCCTAATGCTTGAGTTCCTAGACCAGCAGCTAATGTTGCTTGTGTTTGTGCTTGTTGTAAAAACGGTTGAAAAGATCCTACACCTTGTTGAGCTAGTGTTTGTGCTTGTGTTTGTAATGCATCTTGACCTGCTACTTGTGGTGCAAGTCCTGATAAACTTTGTTGTCTTGTTGTAAATTGTTGAGCAGCACTTTGTCTTGCTGCAAAATCACCTGCTGATTCACCAGGTTGTTGTGATATACCAGCAAGTCCTGTTGATACAACAGGTACACCTGATTGTGCTACTACTTGTTTTGCTAAATCTTGTCCTAGATCTTGAACAAATTGTGCAGGTAAAACTTGTGATTGTTGAATAGCCATTATAATACTTCCTCTAGTCTTTGTGATGTTTGAAACATTTTACGTGCGCCTTCTAATCCTTGCGATTCCTCTGATACTTCACCTCCGGATTCGAGGTTCTTCATCATGTTATACATAACTTCTGCACCTTTGTCTACATCTCCTTCACCTGCATTTCTAACAGCATCAGCTGTAAATACAAACTCATTCTTTGATAATCTTGCAGGTACGTCATCTGCTTTTTCCATACGTCCTATTGGAACGAATCCACCTTCAGCTCTTAAATCCATTTCTTTACCATCCATATCTAATAGTGGCATTGTTTTTTTTGCAACCGGTTCGTTCATAGATCCACCTTCAGCTTTAAATCTTCTTGCTAAATATTCATCAGGATTAGCTCTAATAGTTTCTATAGGTATTCCTGTTTCATCTGAAATTTGTTGTGCCTCTGCCTCTTGTTCAGGTGTTAAAGCACCTGCTATTGTTGATGCAAGAGTAATACCACCCGTTACAGTTGGCATTAAAGATCCACCACCTTTTGTTAAACCTAATGCAGGAAGTATACCTTCCTTAAAAGGAACAAATGCTTCACCCACTTTTGATCCTGCTTGACCAAGTAATGTTCCTCTTAAACCACTAAGTCCACCAAATTGTGTAGCTCCTAAATATCCTAATCCACCTAATAATGCAGTCCTACCTAATGGTGACTTTGCAATCTTCTTGACTGTTCTTCCAACTTTCTTAACAAGTTTACCTAAAAAATATTGTTGTCTTCCTGTTTCAAGGTCCATGATCCCACCTTCGTAAGGCATGCCACCTCCTGCTAGTCCTGCTCTACCACCTTCTGCTGCATACCTAAGTCTTAAACCTTCTAAACTTTCTAAATCTTCAGTATCTTGTTCTGGTTCTTGTGCCATGATGCTTGGTGCTTGAGCTACCATTGGTGATAAAATTATTTCTGGCCCTTCTGGATTACCGCCCACGTTATCATCTTCATCGTTATCATCCATTAAAGTAACCGTACGTGTTTTTTTTGGTCCAAAAATACCTCTTGCTACTACTGTACCTAAAGTTGTTGGAATATCCAAAACCTTTGCTATTCCAAGACCGACTGTGTTTACAATTGGATTAAATTTATCAAGGAAGTTAAAAGAGCTAGATTTATAAGCATCAGGATTTTTTTCAAAATTTTTTTCAAAATCTTTTTGTCTGTCTGTTTGAATTCTACTTCTAGTTAAACCAGATGATGTCACAAAATCTCTTCCAGAGTCCCGTTGTGTTGCACCACCACCTGGAGGTCCACCATAAGCACCTGTACCTTTAGCTTCATCTCCACGATCTTGTGGACCACCAGATCTAAGTCCTATTCGTCCACCGTTTGCTAATAATTGTTTTGCGATTTGAGTTCTAGTTATGGCCATCTTACTATTCTATTTTGTTTCTCCAAATAAATCAAGGCTTGGCATCACTAAAGTAACATCTTTTCTGATATCATCTGGTGAGATACCTTTAGCTTTCCATTCATTATCATCTTTATATTGTTCGCCTGTCTTTTTGTTTGTTATTTTTTCTATTATTTTATCAGGTGTTATTGTTGGTAAATCAGTCATTATGTTGTTACCTCTCGTGGCTGTATTTCTAATATTGAAGCTATAACGTGCAGCTCATTCGCTTCAGCAGCTTGTACTTTTAACACTTCACTTTCTTCCATAATTAAAGGCTGTGTTAAAAGTTCTGTTGTTGCTTTAGACCCTATTGCTTTATCTTTAAATAAATTAAAGATAGTGCCACTAGCATTTACTAGGGTTATTGTTATTGTAGTTCCTGATCCAGCATCCTCAGATACTATTAATGATCTTATAACAGATGACTTAAAACTAGGCACTGTATACAATGTTGTTAAATCTGTTGTAGTTAAATCTACTTTTTTATTTATAAAACTATTTGCCATTAATTTAAAAAGAAGTTTTGTGCTTCTACTTCATCCTTTAATTCTTCTTGAAACGTTGTGTTTAATTTTTCTACAATTGCATCTAAATCTCTAACTTGAGATTCTGCAACAGTAATATCATATTCTCTACTAGCTCTTGTTAAAACTTGTACTATTTTTGCCATTATCTTCTTCCATCTGGTTGTGTATCTAATCTAAAAGTTCCTAGTTTCCAACTTTGACTACTTGCTGTATTTTCTACTTTCATTGCTATTGCTCTTGCTCTTGCACGTGTGTCTATTTTTTTAGTAGAAGTTGTAAGATCAAATGGTCCAAGAGGTGAACTTGATTGCGAATCATTAGGGTAATTTTTTAATTGTAATGTAACTCGAGTTGTTCCAGTCTGACTTATAAAGTCAGGTACAAATCTTCTTATCTTCATTAAATATTCACCATCTCCTCTAAATGTTGCAACACCTGTTTGTTGACCCGTTTGAGCCCTTGCTTGTGTAATATCAAAATCTCCTGATGAGATATTTGAAGTGATTGCAGTTATGACTCCATTTTTATTTTGGTCAGTTCCTATTTCATGTTCATAATAAGTTGTTATACCTTCTGTATTTCCAACCACATCAAACGATGTATCCGTATCTGCATCGTATTCTGTTGCATGCGGAGTTCCAAATACAGCAGAGTCTCTCCACATAGTTCTAGAGAGTGTTCCATTAGTCCATACAGGTCTTTGTGGTGATGAATCAAAATAATTATATGTAACTTGTCTATTTACAACTGATGATGTAGATGTTGGATAAAACCATATTACTTCACCAAACAAGTTATTTAATCCAGCAGACACCATTTGATTACCAGAGTCTAGATTGATGTCATCAAAAACAAAATCTTCTACCAAACAAGGTAATGATTCTAATTTACCAGCATATCTAAAGAAACCATTCTCTGACATCCAATACGCAGCACCATCAACTTCTACACATGCATTCTGTCCAACCAAACCACAGTTAGTTCCAACTTGTGCAAACGCAAAAGTAAATGGTTGACCAACAAAACGTTGAGTAAACAATGCAGTATCAGTCCAAACATAAAGTGCATCTCTACCTCTGATTGCTCCTATGATCCGTGATCCATCGGCCAATCTCTGTGTGCCAGCGGTATTAGTTGCTGTAGGTGTGTATGTGTTTATATCTTCTTGGTCCGAGAACCTAATGAACATATCGTCTTGTGTTGACGTATCACCAATAGTTGTTTCAGTACCATAAAATACTAAGTGACGATCGGGAGTAGATACAACCATATGTCTTGATGCTGTAGGTGCGCCTGATATAATTGTTGCTCTTGTTGTCGTTGCATTTGATAATGAAGAGTCCCATTCAAAAACAGCGTTGTTATGTATTAAACAAATTGCTTTGTCTCCAAAATTATCAATCGACCACATACCTGGTTCAATAATTAAATCTCCAGATGCTGCTTCACCCCATGCAACATAATCGGTTGAATTTGTAACTGTTGCACCATCACTATGAGATGCTGCTGTTGTTCCAGCAACTCCTCTTGTTAAACCCGTTAGTGTATTACCACTAACTCCAGTGTAAGAAATTTCTTCTGATCCTATAATAATAAAATTAGTTCCAGTGCTAGGAAATAAAGAAGCGTCCGCTAAAGTAAGAGTGGTTACAGAATCGTTGATTGCACCATCTAAAGTAGTTGTAACTGCTCCAGCAGCTTCTCCACCCCATGAACCTAATCCATATCCAAATCCTTTTGCTTGTACTGCTGGACCCACAGTGTAGTAATGTTGAACTCTAATGCCACCTGATGTTGTTGCACCAGATCCTGATTCGTTTGATGGCATTGTAATAGTTAAAGTTGTAGTTGTAGGTACAGATGTCACCATAAATTTTTTATCATCAAAATCAGAAGCACTAAAATTTGAATTAGTTATTGAAGTAAAACTATCTAAAAGAATAATATCGTCCTCTTGTATATTGTGTGCTGATGAAAATGTTATTGTAACTGTAGGAGATCCATTAGTTGTACTAAATGCGTTTGTTAATGTTGTAGTAGATTTAATAGGATGTATGTCATAAAATATACCCCCTGAATATGCATATAAAATTCTATTTGTTCCTATAATAGCATATTTTCTACCTAAACTATTTACAAAATGATGAAGACCTCTAGCGGCCCCTGTTAATTCATCTGTTCCTAGTTGTTTCCAACCTCCTATTTTTTCAGGTGTTCCGTATCTAAATCTAACGTTATCACAATCCACCCATTGGCCCTCAGCTGTGGTTTCTGAAATTTGTTTATTTATACCTGGTTGAAAACCTATTTTCTGTAACATATATGTCCTTATTTATTAAAAATCTTAATAAAGCAAGTGAGTATGTGTGGTGTAATACTCACTCGCCAATGTTTTATATCAATCTTTACTTATAAAATCAACTCAGCTAAGTCTCGATTTGGCCCTATTTTACCTTTGAGGAAAGTATTAAATGCAAGACTTATTCTAGTATTAGAACCCCTTTTATTATCCACTTGATGAGTTGTAGAAGATGGAAACATTATTATCTCACCAGTTTCTACCGGAAAAAACCAAGAAGAAGAATTATATGGGTTATATTTATCTTTATTAATTTCAGGGGATATTTGTTTATATGATATTGGATTAAAAAATTTTATTAAATCAGTTTCTTTGTTTGAATCAATATACAAAACACCTGATGCAAATGAATTAGGATGTTCATGTTTATGATGAAATTCATTTTCTTCCGTATAATTTAACCAAGACTGAGTTACATAAATTTTTATATCTTTCTTTGGACAAACAACATTATTTAAATAACTTTGACAAACTTCATCCACAAATTGTTTAATATTTTTAAGTTCAGGTCTATTTAAAATATAATTATCTTTAGTATGAATATTACCTGAGTTGTTTACACAGTAATTTTTTTGATCATTTACAAATTCTAATTCTTTTTCTGTAAATTCTCTACCTATATCTGTCATGTAAACAGGAATTGGAAATAGTCCATGAATTTTATAATCTTTCATTAATAACACCAAGATACAAATGAATATCTTGTTCCTTTTGTAACTGGTTTAACTAAATGTGGATATAAAAATACTGATGGAAATATTATAACATCTCCAGGTTTAAATTTTATTTGATAGTCATCAAACATAATAAATTCTCCACCTTCATAATCATCATTTAAAACACCAACAATACTTAAAATTGGTATACCTCTTTTTTCACCTGTAAATAAACTATGAATGTGATCACAATGTTTAGACATTATTTGATTTTTATTATATCTATTAAATCTTAATTTGTAAAAACCTTTCCAACCATCAAATTGTGGTCCACTTATTTTGTCAATAACAATATATTTTTCTAATGCTTTCCAAGTTAATCTCATTAACTCTTCTATATAAGTTAAATCATCTCCATAGCAAACATCAAGTTCTCTTTCACCATTTTTATCAAATTCATTATAATTCTGTGTGCTTGTATAAAAATGTCTTTGCCATGTTTTATTTTTTTTTAATTCTTTTAAAGAATCATCTAAAATATTTTGAGGAATCCAATTATCTAAATGAAGTATGTAATTTTTTAAATCTAAAGATTGTTTTTTCACACCACTAAAAATATATTTGTTTTATTATTCTCGTAAATCCCAAGTTTGATCTGTTTCATTCCAATTATATACTTGACCATCTGTAGGATAAGAAACAGGTGCTTCCCATTGACAAGTATCTTCATTTATTGTCCAACTGTCATAAGGTTTTATTGGAATAAAAGCATCTCTTGTTTGATCGTATCTTCCACCAACAGTAGCATAATTTTTTCTAAAAGGTGTACCACCCAATTTATGTTCACCAGCAAAAGTATTGTAAGACGTCTGTATCCAAGTGTCAGCTGTATTGTAAATACTATTTAAAAAATCCGCACCAGCTTGTTCAGTTGTAGCAATATCATTGTGTACCACCTCGACTCTTTCAACTATGCTTCCAGTTCCTATTTTTGCAAAATGTGCCATAATAATCTCCTACGCTGTGTAAGTTCCACTTCCTGTAAATTTAATAATTGTATCTTCTCCGTCTGTTGTAACAGTTGGAGAACCACTTGTTGTGCCTGGATAAGCCGCTGTTCTTACTCTTAAGATAACAACTCCACTTCCACCATTTCCAGATGAACCACCACCATCTGTTCCACCAGATCCACTTCCTGTATTTGCAGCTGCAGCAGTTGAATTTCCTGAAGGTAAAACACCATCTGTTCCGCCACCAGCACCACCGTCTCCCGGTGCGCCACCTCCACCGCCACCAAAGTTACTTGCAGTTCCTGTTATTCCAGATACTAAACCATCTCCACCATTTTCTGAAGGTGCTCCAAAACCAGCTTCTCCAGTTCCTCCACCGCCACCAGTTCCACCAATACCACCATCAAAACCTTCTCCTGCAGTACCTAAACCATTTGGTGAACTACCTGGTGCAGAACTACCGCCACCACAACCGCCGTCTTTTGCAGCTACTGCTGATGGAGAATTATAACCACCTCCACCTCCGCCACCTGTAGTTACTGAAATAATTTTTCCTCCCTTTTGAGCACGAAGAGAAGAACTTGAACCATTATTACCAGCATTGTTTGGACTAACGCCCCCACCTCCACCACCAACAGTTACAGTATAAACATCTCCTGCGGTTACCACTCCTGTGCCTTGTTTTAAACCTCCAGCACCTCCGCCACCACCAGAGTTTGCACCACCAGATGCTCCTCCAGCAAGATTTAAAAAACGTAAAATAGTTTGAGTTTTATCTGCAACAACACTATCTAGTTTTGGAATCCAACCTTTTGTTGAACCAG